AACCATCTTGTAGCCATAAAAAAGCCTGTATAAATACAGGCTTTTTTAATCTTTATCTGTGGCTATGTAAAGCTAATGGTCGGGACGATAGGATTTGAAAAAACCGCCTAAAACATTAACTACATGATTTTAAACAACATAACCAACAAAACAACCGCCATTTTTGGCGGTTTTTGGCGTTTAATGGCGCTGTCAAACGCCACTTTGCCGCCACTATAACTATATTGGCGCATACTTGATTGCATCTGCTAGATACTCAGGTGCAAGATGCGCATACCGAAGCGTCATTTTAATATCTGCATGCCCCAGAATCTTTTGCAGCGTCAAGATGCTCCCGCCGCGCATAACAAAATGAGACGCGAACGTATGGCGGCAAACATGCGTAAGCTGACCGGCGGGCAAGATGATTCCGGCGCGTTTCACCGCATGCTCAAAGGCTTTCGCACAATTTCCGAATACCCTTTCATTTGTACCCTTGCCGATAATATGGCATTTAAGGGCCGCAAAGAAGGTTGGGTCTAGCGGGACGGTACGTGACTTGCGGGTTTTTGTGCGAACAAAGGTTGCTTTTCCTTCGTAAAGCTGTCGACTAGTAAGTTTTTCGGCTTCGCCCCAGCGTGCGCCTGTTCGCAAGCAAATCTGAGCAACCCACCACGTATCTGGGTTCTTTCCTCTGCTTTTAATTTCATCAAGCAAGCGCGTAATTTCGGCGCTATTCAGATAAGCAAGCTGATCTTCATAGAGCCTTAGGGGGTCAACATCTGCAATCGGGTTATCGTAGCTAATAACTTTTAACCGTCGCAATTTGTTATAAACAGACTTGAGCAAACCTTGTTCGTTGTTCCACGACTTTGGCTTGATAGTGCGCAAGCGACTGGATCGCAATCTAAGCAATAGCTCAGGCGATAATTCGGCAGCAATTGGATTACCAAGTTCACGACACATAGCATCCAAAACCCGTCTAAATACACACCCATTAGAAAGTGTACATCCATGCAATTGCCACCAGAGTTCAATCAATTCAGACAGTCGCCGCCGGTCGGAATGCTGCTTAACCGCGTGATCTGCAAGATACTGTTCTTCAAACGCCTTCGCCTTAAATTCACTATCAAAAAGTTTACGGACGCGGGGCATATCGCTACGATCAATCTGCACGCGCCAGCGCCCATCTGATAAAGATTTAACTGCCATATATAGAGCAAGCCGATACCAAAACATTAAGTGTAGTGCATCGCGCAATAAGCCGTTACCTGTAACGCAAAATATGCAATAATGCGTTACCTCTCACGCAAAAAAGGAGATATAACATGGCAAAAGACAAAACAGCGGCTGAGCGCCAAAGGCGTTACAGGCAAAATCGGATGGGGGCAGGTTATACACGTCTGCAACTATACGTGCCCGACAGCGTTGCTGATCACGTTGCAGCAATCGCCGACCGTTTGGCACAAAATCCATCATTACGTTTTATTGAAATAGCAGAAGCAACACAGACAGCGACAATTCCGTTGCCCCTCAAAAAGATTGTAGCAAAGAAGGCGTTACCTCTCACGAATGAGCCAGACAAGGCGCAAAGCTGTCGAACCTCAACAAACCGATACCAACACCCACAAATAAAATCCCTAATTTGGGATGGGATGGGCAGTCAACCGCCGTGGGTCACATTATGGGTTGAAGAAGGCAAGCCCCTATCCGCATTAATACAGGAACACTAACATGGACTGGAGCAAAGGTGAGTACGACGCGTGGGTGGCAGGTTGGTTGCTCGGCAAGTACGAGCAATATACCCGTTTCCCGACCGACGATGAATTGGACGAATGGCTAGAGGGATTTAAGACCGGAACTGCTGAAGTCGGTGAGTTCCATCTATGGAAGAAACACCTAGCAACTCATATTAACGGCAAAACCGTGAGTGTGAAGCTGTTAACCCTGACTAACCATCTCTAACCGACACCATCAACGCCCCGACTGTCGGGGCTTTATGCTGCCTAATTTAGGCTTTTGAAAAAGTTAGGGTATACCTTGCAAAATTAGTAATTTTAGTAATTTTTTCAAAAAATGGCGTTTTTCACTTTTAAAATCATAATGTTACAGATTACTAAAAAAGGTAATTTTTTAGTAATTTTTTAGTAACGAATTACCTTTTTCTGGTTGTAATTTTTCATTGACGTAACATGCTGTTTTTATTTGATTTTTAAAAAATCATGTAATTTAATTACTAAAAAATTACCTTTTTTAGTAATGCAGATTCCTTTTTTGAATCATTAACTTACAAGCTATTTTTGAAAAAATTACTAAAATTACTAATTTTGCAAATGCAAATCCAAAATTTTTAATTATCTAGGTTTTGGTGGTTTAGGAGTCTGCTGTTCACGCCGCCGGATATAATCTTCATAATGCTTTTTACGGCAATGTTCGCGTCGTCGCTCCGCATTTATCAGCACGTATACAGCTATAAATACAGCTAAAACTAAACACAAAATAACCATAATCAAATTCCACTAATCTGTTTTGAATTGCAGGACAGGGTGAGTTGCTTGCATCAGCCGTGCAATAGGCACGATCTCATTTTTAATCATTGCTTGCCGTGCTTCAGTAATATTGCCGAATCCACCCGCATTCGCTGACTGCACCGCCATCATGTTAGGCGGGATCCGGTGTTGCGCCATTAAATCCCCCATGCTGACATTTTTGATGTCGGTGAATTTGTCCTGTGCCGTCGCTGATTCGACGGGGATCACCTGCATCCCGTCTTTTTTGCCCTTCGGCGAATAGAAAAATAAATTGCGAAATGCACCGGGGCCCTTAGAATCAATCATCGCTTGCCGTAGGGCTTTAACATCTTCTAACGAGTGGGCAGGGTCGTTTAGGTACAGGATAAAACCTGCGTGATTACCATTGCGATAATACAGATCGCGGAACTTGGTTGCTTGGTTATTGAGGTTCGCGGCGGCGATGGCAGGGAGGTAATACGGTTTACCATAAAAATCCTGCTCCAAATCATCATAGGCAAAATGCACCACATTGCCGTCGATTTCCGTTAGATCATGCCGTTGCGTCTGTTCACGCGGAAAATAGCCGTACTTCACGTCGTCAATACGTCGCACATACATCGCAGCTACTGACTGATAGCCAATCGCTGTTCCGCTGATATTCGGCTTCTCATGTAAATACCCATTGCCCATAACGATAGCGTTATTGGCAAATTTCCGAAACTCCAATAGTGATAGGTAACGCGACGGTTGGAATAGGTCGCACAGCAAATTAATTTTTAATTGCATCGCGCTGGCATGATGCGGCGAGAGGAATTGCGCGTCATAGATTTTTTTCGGTGAAAACGGCATTTCGTAATACCGCCCGTTGTGCCAAGTGCGGAATATCACACCCATGATCCCATCCAGATAATCAGCGGTGTTTTTCAGCTCACCGAAGGAAAACGCCTCCACAGTGGGGGCAGGTGTGGGCTTTTTGCCCCAGCCAAACAGTTTCATCTTGCTGTCTCCAGACAGTATTAAAAAAAAGCAATCAGCGATTCATTGCCCACGCCGCCGTCTTCCGCCGCGCTGATCAATGTCTCAAATTCGGCGTGGTGCACAGCGTGCAATAATGCCCATGCTACATCCGCATGACCTACGTCATTGTTGCGTTGCGCGGTGTAAGTTGGTGTACCTTCTTTGGTGCTGCTGCGCTGGATCGCTAACAGTGCTGGCAACACTTCATCCAGATAAACGTTATCAATTTCAATGTGTTTACGTTTTAGCAGTGTTTGCAGCTTTATCACCATTGCCCCCTTGGATTCGGGGCTGTAGCGCAACGCTTCGGCTGTTGGGAATACCTTTAGCACTTGCTGATAAACCCCCGCGCCTTCACCTTGATTGTCAATGCCGATGTATTCAATATTGTATTTTTCGCGCAGCAATTGGATTTGCTCAAATTGCTGCTGATAATCCGCATCATCCATGCGGATTACTTCAACCACGCGATATTTTGGGTAACTGGGGCAGGGTGGAACTATTACCACCAACGCCGCTGCATCATCACCCTCGCCGCTGGGGTCATATCCCAACCAACACCTCAAATCACCCAATGGTCGTGCTGATAGTGGGTCAAAATCAGCCCATTTTTCCGCGACCTCCACTAAAGCCCCATGAAGCTGGCGGAAGCTGAACACACTGGCGGTGTGGTCGGTGAATAGGCACATGCACAGCATTGCAAAACGCGCTGGCGAGTACTTCCGTTTAACTTTTTCCAAGTTAAATAGGTTGCAGCCTTTGGCAATTGCATCGTAGAGGGTTACGATTTGCCGCCAATACCCGTCACCACACATTTTCCCGTCTTTCAGATTGTCATGACTGGTATCAATGCTGATCTGGTCTTCTTTCGGTCGGTCTTTGTTGTAAGTGGTGCCGTTCCAGAACTTATAAAAATCGTGATCCATCGTGCTGGGTGTGGTGAAGTACGTCTCACGGTAAACTGCCTGCAACGCCATTGCTGATGCCACTTCCTGTATGTCAGCGAATTTTCGTACCCACGCGCACTCATCAAGATACAAATCACCCGAATAGCCCTGCACACTGGATACTTGCGTACCCAAGAAAAACAGGAATACCTCACCCGCCGGATGGTCTGGCAAGATCAAACGCATCGGGTCGCCCTGCAAATCCAGATCACACACCCGCTTGACGAAGCGTACAATGTTGCGCCGAAACTGTGCTGCCTGCTTTTTGCTAGCACTCACAAAAATCTGATTTTTGCCAGTGGTAATCGCAATGATCAGGGCTTCCAGCGCAAAATAAAATGTCGCCCCAATCTGACGACTCTTGAGTATTACCCTCCCGTCATGTATCCGCGCATCCCACCACTCCCGCTGATACGCAAAGCAAACCCGCTCGAATTCCTCCACCAACGCCTGAGTCATATCTGCGTCGATGACATTTTTCTCAGAGCTTTTTGGTCGTCCCCGCTGTTTCTTTCCCCCTTCACCCCTTGCGGGGGAAGGGCTTGGGATGGGGGAATCTTCCGGCAACGGCATCGCCTCTATCGGTTGCTGCCGTATCCGCTCGACGCGCTCCACATACCCCATGTACCGCTCAATCTGCGCGGCTGATGCAAGCGACCCATCATCATTTGCAATCAGCGATTCCAGCTTATCGACAATTGCAGACTTGACGCGCCCGGCAGCATCCATCGCCTCCCACCCATACCGCCGCGCCCAACTGTTCAGGGTGTTTTCGGAAACCGCCAAATCCCGCGCAATCTGTGCGCGGGAATGCTGCCCAGCCTGCACCAAACGTTTGGCTTCCAGCTTCTTACTTGCCGTCTCACGACGGTTGGTAGTTGTCATTACATTAAGTCGTTTTGCGTCGTCTCGGTTTTGTGTGGCTTTCGTTGACCCCTTCAAATCCACACTGGCACTTGACATAGCGCGTCACCAGCGTGGATCGACTTTTTGTGTCAATCACCTTGCTTGTCGTACTTATAATAACCGTATCACTACCGCAATCAGGGCAAATAGCACCTGATTTCTTGCGTATTAATGTCCGCTTAACACCCTGCTTTCTTTCCATTAAGTTTATGATTTTGTTGTTAAATATATAATTATTATAACATTCCATAACGTAATTTTCATGCTTCCATAAAATTACTGTATCGGCAAAACTAGGCGCATCGAAACAAACGTTAGCCGTTCAACGTCGTGATGACGTTAATTTCCCGGTCGGCGTCCATCTCTTCACGCCGACAGTTATAAACAACTGGCAGGACTCCTTTTACTATGGCTAAAGTGACAAAGCGTATCGCTAAATCCGGTGCTACGACAGACGGGCGCAAGCTGCCGAAGGATGTGCTATCAGCGATTGCAAAAAACTACGACCGCAGCGTCTATGCCGCCAAACTCAATATTGAGCATTATGTCTCAATGTACCCAGACTCCCCATTCTCGGAGCAAGGCGACGTGCTGTCGCTATCGACAGAACCTGCTCCCAATAATGAAATTTACCTGTTGGCTGAAATGGACACGTCGAGTGCCGTTGATGACATGTGGAATGCGGGTAAGAAACGCGCATTTAGTATCGAATATGATCCGAATTTTGCTGATCTTGCCCAGCCGTATCTGGTTGGCTTGGCTGTTACTTCAACCCCTGCCAGCCTCGGCACACATTTCACGTCTATACAACAAAAATCCGCCACCGGCAAACCTACCACCACCCGCTTTACTTTTACCGAATCCAGCGTGGGGTTTGACGACCACGCCAATTACACCGTGGAGCACGTTACAATGTCAGACCCCGCTAAAACTACTGATGACAAATCGACACCGCCGCCGCCGACTGTTGCAGCACCAGCACAAAATACGCCGGAGCAATCTGCCGCCCCTGCTGACCGATTCAGCACGGCGTTGCAACACTTTAGCACCGAACTTGCCGCCGTCCGCGCCGAACGTGACCGCCTGCAAGCCGAACTGACCGCCGCAGCACAGAAATACAGCACCGACATCGCCGCCAAAGACGCAGAAATTCTGAGCCTGAAAGAACAAATCCCTGCGGCTGGCTTTAAACCCGTCCCGCTATTTACAGGCTCTGAAGGCAAGGCTGATCAAGCCCGATTCTGAAAAAAATTGAACGTCGGGAGACGTACAGCAATGCGTAACGAAACACGAGTTTTATACAGCAATTACCGCCGCCAAGTGGCGCAACTGAATCACATCGACGACCCCCGCGAAATGTTTACGGTCGAACCTCCTATTGCCCAAGCGATGGAAGACATCATCCGCGAAGAAGCAGGCTTCCTGAACCGGATCGGCTATCAGTCCGTCATCAACATGAAGGGTGAAACCATCGGTCTGGACATCGGCAGCACCGTTGCTAGCGTCACCAAAACCAGCGGCACAAACGAAGAACGTACCCCGGTTGAAGTGCTTTCACTGGAACAAGTCAACGAGTACGAAGTCAAGCAAATCGACTTCGACACCGCGATTCGTTACGCCACGCTTGACCAATGGCGCGTGTACCCTGATTTCCCGACTCGTTACGCCCGCCAACTGGCGCGTCAAATTGCCCGTGACCGCATCATGATGGGCTGGCGCGGTGAAGGTCGTGCAGCGGTCAAATCCGACCGTGCCACTAACCCACTGTTACAAGACGTAGCGACTGGCTGGTTGAAGAAAATCGCCGACAATGCCCCGACTCGCATCCAGACCGACCCGATAACACTGGGGGCAGGCGGCGACTACAAAAATCTCGACGCCCTTGTTTACGACTTGATCGAGAGCAAAATGGCTGAGCACCACCGCGATGACACCGATCTTGTATGTATCGTTGGGCGTAGCCTGTTGCATGATAAATATTTAGGGCTGATGAACGACAACAGCGCCGCCACTGAGCGTGTCGCACTGGACGTGTTGTTCAGCAGTCGCCAAGTCGCCGGAATGCCAGCAATCGTTGTACCGTTTTTCCCTACCGATGCGATTCTAGTTACGCGCCTCGATAATCTCAGCATTTACACGCAAGAGGGTAGCCTCCGTCGCCTGATGCGCGAAGCCCCGGAGAAAAATCGGGTGGAAGACTTTATGAGTCATAACATGGACTATGTGGTTGAGGACTACACTTGTCTAGCGATGGTCGCCTCCGGCACGATCACCAAGGTGTAACCATCATGACCCCGATTCAGCGCGATACCAAGCGGAAACAACAAGCACAACAGCAAGCCAAAACTGCACCCGCCGCTGCTGTTTTACCGCTTGACCGCACCATGCGTTACAAGTTGGGGTCTGACCGTGCCCGCCTGAAAAAAATCGCATCCATGCAGCGCAAAGCCGAAGTGAAAGCGGAAATCATCCCCGACTATTTGCCCTACGTTGATGGGCAAATGGCGGCTGGAATGGGCGATGAAATCCTCACTCAGGTCATGATTTGGGCGTATGACGCAAATCAAATCGCCAGCTTTACAACCTTGGCGCGGTATGCACTGAATAACGGTATTGCCCTGCCAACGGAATTTGCACGCTCGTTGGGCGCGTGGTTAGTCGAGTCAACCTCAAAGCTCATGCTTTCGGTACTGGCTGGCGATACGGTTATGCCTGCTGCTGATTCGACCGTGCTGGCTGATCTGACGTTGTGGCTCGAAACCGAAACCGGCGCGATGGACATGCACGACGAAATCCGCGCGAAGCTTTATCGGGCTTGTGGCGAGCTACTGTTTACCACTGCACCTAGCCTTGCGCTGGAACATTTTGAAACGGCTTTGAAGCTCGACTCACACATTCGTGTGAAAAAGCGTATCAAGGCTTTAAACGAGTCCCGATCCCCGCAGGGACAAGCAGCGGACAGCAGCAATAGTGTCGCTCCTCCTCAGAATCCTTCGGCATTATTGCCCGCTGTTTCGCCCGCTTCTACTGCCACGGACGGTGCATCATGACAATCCAAACGGGTAATAACATGCACAACGAAACGCCGTGGACGATTACAGCCATGCTGATTGGCTTTTACAACATGCTAATCAGCCATTTTGCCAGCTTATCCCTGAATGATTGGGTGCTGGTGATCGGTGCATTGGGGGGTATCGCCTCGCTGATTATTGCAATTTTTCGTTACATACAAGAAAGCGAAATCCGCAAATTGGACGTGGCAATCCGTCGTGCCCAATTAAAAAAACTACAACAAAACCAACACAATGGATGATATTGACCGCGCTCAAGCGGTAAGCGAACGCTGGTTGCAGCGGGTTTTAGCCAACCGCAAGCCAACAACTGAATTGAATGCTACTGGCTTTTGTCACAACTGCTATGAGCCATTAGCTGATGTAAATCGCCGTTTTTGTGATGCTGATTGTCGTGATGATTGGCAACTTAGAACCAAGTTACAGGTAA